GCCCAGGTAAAGGACATGATCCTTAAAGCGCTCGATGGCGCTGGCGGCGTGGATTATTTGCAAAGGCAGGCCGAAGAGAACCCAACGGCGTTTCTGACGCTGGTGGGCAAGGTGCTCCCGCTACAGCTTTCCGGCGGCGATAAGCCTGCGGGTGGCGTGGCGTTCGTTTGGCTCCCGAGCAGCGAGTAATCCCCTACGCGCCTCGGCGCCTGTTCATCCCGTATCACACGCGTAGGCAGCGCTGGGCGGTCATGGTGGCCCATCGCCGCTTCGGGAAGACGGTCGGGACGATAAACGACCTCATCAAGCGCGCGATCGAGCTACGCAGGGACCACGGCCGATACGCCTACGTTGCGCCGTTCCTGAGCCAAGGCAAGGAAATCGCGTGGGAGTACCTGAAGCGGTTTGCTGAGCCGGCCATCACGGACAAGAACGAGAGCGAGCTTTGGGTGGAGGTGTGCGGCAAGGCCCGCATCCGCATCCATGGGGCAGATAACCCCGACCGGCTCCGCGGCGCCTACCTCGACGGGGTAGTGCTGGACGAATACGCCGACATGCGGCCGAGCGTGTGGGGTGAGGTGATCCGCCCGATGCTGGCCGACCGCCAAGGCTGGGCCACGTTCATTGGCACGCCTAAGGGCCGAAACGAGTTCTTCGCGATCTGGGATCGCGCTCAAAAGGACGAGGCAAATTGGTTCGCCATGATGCTGCGAGCGAGCAGCACGGGCATCCTGCCGCAGAGCGAGCTGGACGAGGCCCGGCGCGACATGACGCCGGAGCAGTACGAGCAGGAATTTGAATGCTCGTTTGAGGTGGCCATTCTGGGCGCGTACTTCGGCAAGGAGATCGCCCAGCTAGAGCGCGACGGGCATATATGCGAGCTGCCCTATGAGCGCTCGCTGCCGGTGCATACGGCCTGGGACTTGGGCATAGGCGACTCGACCGCGATCTGGTTTTTCCAGGTGGTCGGCTCCGAGATTCGGGTGATTGACCATTACGAGGCGCACGGGCAGGGCTTGCCGCACTATGCCGGCGTACTGGCGTCGAAGCCCTACAAGTATGGGTTCGACTATGTGCCGCACGACGCGAAGGTCAGAGAGCTAGGCACAGGCCGCACGCGGATTGAGACGCTTCAGCAGCTCGGGCGAGAGCCAAAGCTGGTCCCGTTGCACAAGATTATGGACGGCATCAACGCGGCGCGGCTCTCCATGCCGATGGTGTGGTTCGATCGGGTCAAGTGCGCCGAAGGCATCGAGGCTCTGCGGCAGTACCGAGCCGAGTTCGACGAGAAGACACGGGCGTTCAAGGACGCGCCGCGGCACGACTGGACGAGCCACAGCGCCGATGCGTTCCGATATTTGGCGATGGCGTGGCGCGAAATGGCGCCGCAACCGGAGCGGCCGAGAGAGCCGAAGGTGCTGGTTGTGAACCCCGCGCCTGGCGAGAAGACAATAGCAACATTCAACGATGTGGTTGGACCACTAGGAACGAGGCGACGTGAAGAAGAGCGGATTTAGTGGCTGAAGTCGCCGAGCAGGCTACCAACGACGTACTTGAAAAGCCTGCCAAGAACGAAGCTGAGCTTGCGCGCCAGTGGAACGCTGAGATCAGCACGGCAAATGGCAAGAGCGCGCCAAGAAGGTCGAGAAGGTCTATAACGACGAGCGCGATTTGAGCACGGGCCGCGCGCGCAAGTTCAATATCCTGTGGTCGAACGTCGAGACTCAGCGGCCGGCGGTGTACATGCAGGCGCCCAAGTGCCGGGCGGTGCGGCGCTATCGTGACCGCGACCCGCTGGCGCGGTTCTGTTCCATGCTCATCGAGCGCACGGTGCAGACGAGCTGCGAGCTTTACGACTTCGATCACACAATGGATCAGGCGGTTCGTGACCGGCTGGTTGTGGGCCGTGGCCAAGCGTGGGTGTTCTATGAGCCTACGATCGTCGGCCAGGGCGAAGACGAGGCTTTGGCCTATGAGAACGTCTATTGCGACTATCTGCCGTGGCAGGACTTCTTGCACAGCGTTAGCCGCACATGGACGGACGTGTGGTGGGTTGCGCGCCGGTTCTACAAGACGCGCCGCGAGCTGAAGAAGTGGCTGAAGGAAAAGGGGCTGGACCCCAGCAAAGCCAACGCGATCAAGCTGGACTACAGCGTCGAGGGATCGAAGGCCGATGACGGCCTGAAAGACGAGCGCAACAAGGCGCAGATTTGGGAGATATGGGACAAGCGCGGTGGCCGGGTGCGGTTCGTGGCGCCTGGATCGGGCGAGGATAGCTACCTGGGCGATCTGGCGCCAAAGCCGCAGTTCCGTGATTTCTTCCCGTGCCCGCGGCCGTTGCTCTCGACGACGACGCCGAAGAGCCTGATGCCGACGCCCGACTATGCGCTGTATCAGGATCAGGCCGAAGAGCTGAACACGACGCAGGCGCGGATCGTGGTGCTGCAGAAGGCGCTTCGGGTAGCTGGCTGGTATAATGCCTCGAACAAGGACATTCGCCTCGTCCTCGAGGGCAACGACAATGAGATGATCCCGGTCGAGAACTGGGCGATGTTTGCCGAGGGCGGGCGATCTGGTAACATCGAGTGGTTCCCGGTCGAACAGGTCGCGGTGGTGCTGGAAAAGCTCTACCTGATCCGCGATCAAGCCAAGCAGGCGCTCTACGAGGTGTCCGGCATTGGCGACATTCTTCGCGGCAACAGCGACCCGGACGAAACGGCGACGGCGCAGGGCATCAAGGCCAAGTGGGGCTCGCTTCGTGTCCGCCGCATCCAAAAGGACGTGCAGCGCTTCGCGGCCGACATCATGCGGCTGAAGGCTGAGGTTATCGCCGAGTGCTTTGGCGATCGGACCATATTGCAAATGGCCGGCGTCGATCAGGACTTGCTGGTGAAGTACGTTCCGATGCCGCCCGAGCCGGAGATGCCGGCAGAGGCTCAACAGATCGCCCAGCAGAATCCGGCGATGGCGCAGCAACTTCAGCAGCAGATGCAGGCGCAGGCCAAGCAACAGCAGGCCATGGCGATCAAGCAGTTCGTCGGGCAGGCGATGGAGTTGCTGCGGGACGACATGGCGCGGAACTTTCGCATCGACGTGGAGACGGACTCGACGCTTGAGCCCGATCAGATGGAAGAGAAGCAGACGGCGGTCGAGTTTATGACGGCCATGACGATGTTCATGGAGAAGGCCGCGCCGATGGCGGCGCAAGGACCGGAGGCGGCCAAGCTGGTTGGCGAACTCCTGCTCTTCGGCGTTCGCCGCTTCGACAAGGTGGATCAGCTTGAGCAAGTGGTGGAGCAGGCGGTTGAGGCCGCCGCCAAGCCGCGTCCGCCGCAGCCCGATCCGGAGATGATGAAGGTCAAGGCGCAGATCGAGGGCAAGAAGGCCGAGCTGCAGTTGAAGCAGGAAGGCCAGCAAGCCGAACTGGGCATGAAGAAAGAGATGCACCAACTCGACATGACGGCCAAGGTTCAGGAAGTGAAGCTCGACGCCGCCGTGAAGCAGATGGAGGCAGGCCAGCGCGCCCAGGAAGGTCAGCAGAAACTGGCGCTACAGGCCGCCCAAGGCGAACAGGCGTTGCGTCAAGGCGAGCAGGCCATGAGCTTGGCCGAGCGCAAGGCGCAGTTCGAGAAAGCGCAGAAGGAAGGAGGGCCGCCGGAATGAGCGACCACGACCCGTTCCTAGACCTACTCGAACGCTTCGCAGCGCGCGGCGTCGATCTGAAACCCGGCAACACCACGCTGGATATGATCCGGCATCTGCTCGACGTGGTGGAAGAACAGGACGTTCGCATCCGCGCGCTGGAGGATGGCTATCGCCGGCTAAAGGGTGAGCAGGCGCTTCTGAGCGGGCAGGCCAAGGGCGAGCCGAAGATCGGAGAGATTGGTGGCGAGACCGGTTAGCAAGGGCCAGCGCGCCGTCATCGGCGGGACAGCGGCGCTCCTGATTAGCCTGCTCCTCTGGTTCATGATCGCCAAAGCATTGCTGAGAGGACTGGCGATTGAGGCGTAGCTACCGTCTCTGCAAATACTGCGGAGACCTACACCAGCTCGGCGCATGGCCGCACAACTGCCTGCCCGACAAGCCGGCGCGCTCTGACTTCCCGAGCCCTTACGTCATCAGTGACTATCTGCCGGGCGGGATTAACGGCCTCTACCACCACGCAGCTTGCGAGAAGATCGACAGCAAGTCGGCGTACCGTCGCGCGACGCGGGAGCATGGCTGCATCGAGGTTGGCAACGAGAAGGCGGCGCTTGACCGGCTCGATTACGAGTCGCGCAACCGCGAACTCAGCAGCGACGTGGCCGAGGGTGCAGTGAACGAAGCGCTGCACCGTCACGGCATTTCATCCGACAGCGATATGGGAAAGCTCGATTATGGCCCTTGAAGGCGACGACGACTTGAATCTGGAAGACGCGATTGGCGCAGCCCTAGACGACCAGGGCGCAGAGCCGAAGAAGCCGGCGGCGGACGACCCGTTCCCGCGCTCCGAAGACCTGAGGGCGGGCAAGGAAGACAGTGATCCGGTCGAGTACGTCCGCGAGGGCCGCCGTTTCGTTCGCAAGAACGGCAAGGAGACGGATGTAGGCGCAGCAGACGCGCCGAAGGAAGCCGCGCCGCTCTGGTTCAAGAACGAGTACGGCGAGTGGGAAAAGCTCAACCCGGACTTCCGCAAGGCGCTGGCGCAGCGTGAGAAGGACTTCGCCCAGGGCATCGAGAAGCACTCGACTGTGGCGAAGCAGTGGGAGCCGATCGCCAAGATGATCGAGCCGCACGCCCAGCAGCTCGCGGCGATGGGTTCAAGCCCGCAGCAATACGTCACAAACCTGATCCAGGCGGACGCCTATTTACGCCAAGATCCGGTACAGGCGATCAACTGGCTCATCGGCCAGTACATCGGCCAAGGCCATGACGTGCGTTCACTGGCCGACTGGATGGACCAGCAAGGCGTCCAGGCCAACAAGGTCGATCCGGTTCAGCAAGAGCTGCAAGCGCTGAAGGCACAGGTTCAGTATCTCTCGCAGATGCCGGTGCAGCAGCAGCAAGAGACGATCAATCGAACAGTTTCAGAGTGGAGCAAGGACAAGCCGCATTTCGCGGAGCTTGAGCGCATTATGCTGGGTCAGATTCAAGCTGACCCAGACGTGCGC